CCAGCACCCGCATTCGGACTATCGGGACTTTGCAGCACACCTGCTGCGTGAACTCGCCCGCTGCATGGGGCTCACCTATGAGAGCGCCACAGCGGATTACACCAACGCCACCTATTCAAGCGTCCGCATGGCATCGGGCGAGATCTTCCAGATCACGCTCTACCGCCGTGCGCATGTTCTCGGGCCATTCTGCACCGCCGTCTACGAAGCCTGGCTCGAGGAAGAGATCGCGCGCGGCGGCATTCCCTTTCCGGGTGGGCTTGACGGCTTTCTTGCCAACCGCTCGGCGGCCTCGCGCGCCATCTGGCGTGGGGCGCCGAAGCCGCAGGCCGACGATCTCAAGATGGCCAAGGCCCATGAGATCTGGTGCCGCCTCGGCGTCATGACAGATGCGGCGATCGCCGAGGACCTCGGCCACGACATCGAAGACGTTTATGCCCAGCGTGCCCGCGAAAGGGCGCTCAGGCAAACCTACGGCCTGCCTGATCACCAGTACCAAGGGATTACCAACCCTTCCGGTGACACCACAGACGACCCTGCCGCTGAGGGTCTTTCCGAGGACAGCTCACAGCAATGACCATCATCACCGATTATGCCGATCCGTGCGCGGTGCTGCCGCGGATCCGCGAAGCCTATTACGCGCTGCTTGAGGGCAGAAGGCCTGAACTTATCGAATTCGACGCGGGCAACGGTGTGCGGCGCAAGCTCCAGTACGGCAAGACTGATCTTGCCTCCTTGCGGGCGGAACTGAGCCGACTCGAGAGCCTCTGCGGGAGAACTGGAGGAGCGCGCCGGCGCTTCGGCCTTCGGGCAGGGGGGTACTGATGCCCGGACAGCTTCTGCGCCTCAGCGATCGCCTGCTCAACACACCGCTGCTCATTCACCCGGCCAAGGCCGAGATCATCCTGGCCGCCTTGAGCGGCCGCTTCGGTCTCGATGCCAGCCCCTTTACTGCGGATGAGGGCATGGACGCGCCGGACGCCAATCGCTTCACCGGCTCTGCGCGCCGCGCTGATGGAACCACTTCCATGATGCGCACTGCTGACGGCGTTGCCATCATTCCGGTGCTCGATACGCTGGTGAACCGCGGCGCCTGGCTCGATAGCCGGTCGGGGCTCACCAGCTACGAGGGGATCGCAGCCCAGTTGCGTGCGGCAGGGCAAGACCCGGAGGTACGGTCGGTCCTGCTCGACATCTCCTCGCCCGGTGGTGAAGCCGCCGGCATGGCAGGTCTGGCGGATCTGATCCGTTCGGTTCGCCAGTCCAAGCCTGTCACAGCCTTCGTCAACGACATGGCCGCCTCCGCTGCCTATGGACTTGCCAGTGCGGCGAACGAGATCGTCATCTCGGCCACCTCGATCCTGGGCTCGATCGGCGTCGTCATGCTGCATGCCGACCGCTCGGGCGAGTTGGCCGCGCAAGGGGTGAAGCCAACACTCATCTTTGCCGGGAACCACAAGGTCGACGGCAATCCGTTCGAGCCGCTCTCCGACGCGGTGCGGGCCGACCTGCAGGCCAGTGTCGATGCCCATTACCGCCAATTCCTCGACACCGTGGCGCGGGGCCGCGGCCGCAAGCTCACCGCCGACATGGCGCGCGCCACCGAGGCCCGCACCTTCATTGGAACTGAAGCGATCACACTCGGTCTCGCCGACCGCATCGCCAGCTTCGACGAGTTGCTGGCTTCACTCTCACAAACCACCCGCCCATCCGGGCGCACTGCTCGCAAAGGAGGGATATCCATGAGCACAGAAGACGCAGACCCCGCTGCAGAGATGGTTGCCGCCACGCCGCCCGAGCCGCCGAGGCTCCAGGCTCCGGCACCGCAGCCCGTCGCGCAGCTGCAGGAGGCTGTCGCCGTCGCCCGGCTCGAGGAACGGGCCCGGATCCGGGCGATCGTGAACGCCGAGGCCTCCGAAGGCCGCAAGGCGCAGGCTTTGATGCTCGCCACGGAGACAGCCTTGAGCCTCGCGGAAGCCGAGAAGGTTCTCGCTGCCTCGCCCAAGGAAACACGCATCGAGGCGCTCGCCCAGCGCGCCGCCGCAGGGCCTGAGTTCGGCGCAACCCGTGAACCTGAACGTCCCAACCCCAACGCACGCGCCGAGGAAGGCTGGAAGCGGGCCATCGCCAACGCAAATCGCCGCTTCGCCCGCGCCTGAGAGGAGAAACAGACATGACCGTTCTCGTCGAAACCCGTCACCCGGGAGAGTTCATCCTTTCGGAAGCCAACGGCCAGCGCTCGCGCGAGGCCATCACCATCGCGTCGGGTGCCGGGATCATCGCCGCCGGCACCGTGCTGGGGAAAGTCACGGCAACCGGCAAATACGTCGCCAGCGCCGTTGGCGCCACCGACGGCAGCGAGACGCCCGCGGCCATCGCCATCTACGGCGCCGATGCCTCCAGTGTCGATGTTTCCGTTTCGGCCATCGTCCGCGACGCCGAGGTGAACGGCAAGTGCCTCACCTACCATGCCGACCGTGACCAGCCGGCCGAAAAGGCCGCTGCCAACACGGCCCTCGCCACTCTCGGCGTCATCGTGCGCTGATCCGGAGACAACACATATGTCCATTCTCAAAATCTTTACACAGGACGCCTTCAGCGTCATGCGACTCACGGATGCCCTCCGCGAGATCTCCTATGTCCCCTCGGCCATCGGCCAGATGGGTCTCTTTCAGACGGTGAGCATCGACACGCTCGACATCGCCATCGAGAAGGACAAGGCCCAGAACGGCATGCTGATCCAGGCAAGCCCCCGCGGCGGCCCGGGCCAGACCTTCGGCAAGGGCAAGCGCTCCATGCGCACCCTGAGGGTCCCGCACTTCCAGGTCGATGACGCCATCAATGCCGACGAGGTCCAGCAGGTCCGGGTCTTCGGCGAGGAGGTGGCCGTCGAGCGCCTGCAGTCCAAGATCGCCGAGCGGGCGGCGGAAGCCTCGCAGTTCTTTGCCCTCACCGAAGAGTACCACCGCATCAACATCCTGAAGACGGGGCGCCTGCTTGACGCGGACGGGGCGGTGCTGTTCGACTACTTCACCGAGTTCGGCGAGACCCCGGCGGCCGAGATCGATTTCGACCTCGACAATGCGACACCCCCTGAGGGCGGCCTTCGCAAGAAGTGCGCGGGCGTCATCCGCCAGATGGCAGCGACCCTGGATGGCATTCCCTATACCGGCGTCATGGCGCTGTGCGGTGATACCTTCTTCGACGACCTCATCGCCCACAAGGAGGTGCGGGACACCTACAAGGGCTATGCCGATGCGGCGAGCCTGCGCGGGGCCTACATCAATCCTGGGGCTGGCGGCCTTCACGGCTCCTTCGACTTCGGCGGCATCACCTGGGCCAACTATCGGGGCGGCGGCAGTGTCGGAATTGACACCAACAAGTGCCATCTCTTCCCCATGGGCGTGCCGGGCCTGTTCCGCACGGTCTATGGCCCGGCCGACTACATCGAGACGGTCAATACCCCGGGCCAGCGCCTCTATGGCAAGCAGTGGGAGATGATGAACGGCAAGGGTGTAAACCTCGAGTTCCAGATGAACGCGCTGCACTATTGCACCCGGCCCCGCGTACTCATCCCCGGCAAGCGCACCTGAGGCGGGGCGGCGTGAATCATGACCTCGCCCTTTGACGCTCTGGACGCGCTGGCGTCCGGCGCGGCCCTTGAGGGGTTCGGCGAAGAGGCGGTGCTGATCCCGCGCCGAGGCAATCAGTATGTAGAGGCGGCGGCCGACGCCGACCGGATGCTGGTGAAGGTCAGGGGCATCTTCTCCGCCCTTGCTGCGCCATCTGATCTCCGGGGGCAGGGCCGGGGCGGGGAGTTCACCGGCACGACACGCATGGTTGCCGAGCAGACCGCCTTCTGGATTGCCGCAGCTCAAGTTGCGGAACTGGGGTTCCGGCCTGCGAAGGGTGACCTGTTCAAACTGCCGGCGCGGTGTGGAAGTCCGTCATTCGCCATTGCCGCCATTCACCCCACCAGCATGGGCGACCTCAACCTTCTTCTCGTCCGGGAGGATGTTCCGGAATGAGTGCTCGCCGTCTCCGGCGAAGGCTTGGGGGCGATTGCGGGGAGGGGCATGTTCCCGGTCTGGAACCTTCCCTGTTCCTGGCGTCGATCGAGAAACATTCCAGTCTGGAAGATTTTCCGGCCTGAGCTTTCCAGCAGGAAGGATACACCGGCATGAGCCTTGCCCGTCTTGCCATGCGAATCGCCGCGGCGCGCGCCCTGCGCGGTGCGACGCTGGCAGGGCCCCGGGTCCATGACAGTGCCATTGCGCCCATCGACCAGACCATCGCCGAGGAGCGCCAGCCCATCCTTATCGTCACCACCGACGATCACGAGATGGAGGTGACGGGCCGCGACCTGTTCCATGGGAATGTGTCCTGCGACCTCGTCATCGAAGCTGCCATTGCCGCGCGGGTGGAGATTGCCGGTGAGGAGAGTGTGATCACCATCCCGCACACGGACGAGGGCATGGAACTCGTCCTCGATCTCATGGAGCACCAGGTGATGGCGGCGCTGACGCGCGAGCGCAGCGACTGGTCCCGCGTCTGGATGAAGCTTGTACCGCGGATCTCGCGCCGATTGTCGCGGCGCGGAGCATCGGTCGAGAAGGGTGTGCGCTTTGCCGCGCGGCAGATCGTGCTCACCTGCGATCTGATCGAGGCGCCGACTGACGGAGCGGCAGTAGTTGAAGGCACGGCATGGGCGGATTTGCTTTCCGTAATGGAAGAGGACACCGATCTGGCGCCCATCGCCCAGATGCTGCGCTTGGAAATCGAAGGTTCACCTCTCGCCGACTGGCGCCGTGCTGCGAACATGCTGGGCATCCATCTGGAAACTGCGAATGCCCTCGGGCTCGGTCCGATGCTCGATCTTTCCGAAGACCCTCAGACTCTCGAGGAGATTGAGATCACGAGCCATCCCGACCCGGTCATCGTCAACCACCATACCGCCCTGGCCCGCATTGCCGATGCGTGAAGTGGTGGAACTTGCCGCCCGCATCGCCGAGCTTGAGCGCCGCTTCTCCGGTGTCATGCGGCACGGCACGGTGGAGGAGGTCGATGCAGCCCGGCAGCGGGTCAGGCTGAACTTC